CTGTTTGGAATACATCAGGTAACAGTACCTGACTTTTACGAAGTGCCATTAGTAACCATATCCTCCGCCGCCTGAGCCGCTGCTACTACTACTAGTTGTTGTAGCAGTGATTGTGTTTGTTGCTGTATTTACTGTTGTACTAGCACCACTTGCGCTTGCACTTTCTGAAGCAAGATTTGTAGTTGTTGTATTAACAACATTTCCTGTCGCTTGTAAACTGTTTGCTGTAATAACATCAATGACTTCGATATCATTAACTGTTGCCGAGCTGATTAAAATCTCATCCCGCTGACTTTGAATTTGAAATAAACTACCAAAGTTGCTTGTAGCAAGTTTAGGAACAATTACAACACTAAGTACATCTGGTGCTAGTTGGTTGTAGAGATAAGCCGCAAGTTCACTGAAGTAAAAACTGTCTCCAAAGTCCCAATTTTCAATTGCAAAATAAGCATTGATTGCTGACACTACACGTTCTTTAACTTCACTGTCACTTACTAGTGTGCTTGTATTTTTGACTACTTTAAAAGTTGCTTGCAATTCTTCTTCTGCTTTGTCGCCAAATAGAGGTCTGTAACTGACACTATTAAAAATAATTGTATCACTTACACTTTTGTACTGCTCTAAACTACCAAACTGATCACGCAGTTCGTTTGTGCTTGGCTTTGTTGGTTTTTTAATACTTCCAGTTATATCAGTTACATAGTTTCTATAGTCTGTGTCATACTGGCTTGTAAGCAAAAACAAGTCTACAATATTACTTGGACTTGGATCAATACGTCTGTTATTTGGACTGTTGTGAGTGTACTGGAATAACAAGTCGCCGCGCCCTGTGCGCTTGACATAATCAGTAGTTTGTGCTATACTTTTAACGTTAGCACCACTAATACTCAAGATATAAAACTTGTCATCTGTGCTTGCATAAAACACTTGTCCACTACTAAACTGTGCAATAACTTCATTAATTAATGCCTGAGTTTTATAGCGTTGTTCTATACTAGTTGTGTCAACAGGTGTGTATGTTAGGTATCCACCATTGCTTATGCTTGTTTGGTAAAACACAACTTTAGTACTAGCATTTGTATCAGGTGCAACAACAATATCAAACACATCTGGATTGTCAACAACACCGTCACTGTCAATATCAGGGAATGTAACTTTGATTCTGTTTGTTAGTGTATAGCCATCTGTTTCTGTAATCACATCATCAATCTGCATTGCATAGTCAACTGCTAGACTGTTCACACTGTCTGGAAGCGCATTCACTTTGAGAATGTTTACTTTGTCACGGATTGTTTTACCTGTGCGAGGATCAAATATTTTTAAATCATTGTCAAAATAGAAACGTGTCTCTAGTTTACTTTCAAATATATAACTAGTACTACGGAAGTTCACAGTATATGTTGAACCATCGTTAGTAAAATTAAAGAACCAACTATTGTCTAAATTAGTATTACTGGTGTTACCAGTATAACCCAAACTAAATGTTGAAGACTGATCTAGATCCAATGCATCAATAATAGCCCAGGCTTGTGTATCTCTGTTGTAACGCAATCCAAAAGTTTTGTAATCACCAATATATTGTATAATACTATTTCTCACTGTGCTTGATATACTAGTATTCCACGGTGCAATAACTTGATCAAGAATTGCATCACTTGGAATAACTTCAGTAAGCACTACTGGTCCTATTCCTGTTTCTAAATTACCAACACCTTGATTAGTTCCATCAGTTTCAACTGAACCAATACTTGCCCAAATATAATCTCTGGTATTGATAGTCCCACTAGTACCTGTAATAAGGTTATTGTTTATATCAAATACTTTTCCACTAGGAGCAGTAAATTTAAGCAGTGAGCCAACTTTGGCATATTTTAAATTACTGCTTGCAAACTCGCCAATTTTAAGAGGACTGTCTACATCATTTTTAAAGTAACCTGTTACACTTCCGCTGGTTGTAGTTGATAAATTCCAACTAACATTCAAACTAGTTACACTTATGCCGCCATAGTTTTTAAGATAAAAATGTAAACTTTCATTTTTAATAATATTCTTTTCAACTTGCTGACTAATAACATTACTGATATCACTGTCAGTAATAAAAGTAAATTGGAACTGTTGTAAATCTTCTGTGCGATATATAATGCCATCTTGCGCAACAATGTTTGTACTACTATACTTGCCTGTTGTGTCGCGCACATCCAAGTAACGACTAATGCCACTGGCAGTTCTGTTGATTGCTTTAGATTTAACAACATTGCTAAATTTTGTATAAGGAAGTACCTGATAATCCTCACCAGTGATCATACGATCCTGTGTATAGTATTGTTGCTGTGCTTTTAGTTTAACATCTCTAAGATTTTCTCTGCCACTAGCGTTTGCTACTGTGCTTTGTAAACTTAGATTGACTGTTAGATTTTCAATTTGGTTTGAATGACTGATATACGGTATAATAATTTGTAAATTCTGCATATCATCAGGACTAATCTTATATGTTGTACCTACGCCTGTGCGGAAGTAAACACGGAAGTTACCTGTTGGAATGTTTGAGAAAACATCATCACCAAATACTAGACTAATTTGATCATTTGCGCGACTGCGCACTGTAAATAAATTTTTATTATTTGCACTTAAACTATTATAGATAACATTGTTGCCGCTGATTGCTGGCACTTTATCCCAGCGAGTTGTTTCTCTGCCTTGATCATCTAATTGATATAACCAAACATCGTTGTTATCAATGTTATTAATATCTAGTTCTACTGTGCGATTAGGAAGTTTCTCACCAATACTAAAGTCTGCGCTTTGTAGATTACCTTGTTTAAAGTAAAAGAAAAATCCGTTGTTGGCACTGCTAAATCCTCTGTTATCGTTACGATAAAGAATGTTTGTTGTACTACTAGGCTGAGGCGCAACTTCATACAAGTAATCTGTTTCACTGTATGTGCCTTTGACTAGTTCAAAGTCTAAAGTTTGTGCGCCGACATCGCTTCTAAATTCATAAATTGGAACAGTGCCAGCATTGAGTTTAATTTGATATTCTTCAATATTAATGCCGCCAACTGTTGTTTTTAAGCCAGGATTACCAAACTGTTGTGTGCTTACCATACTTGCATTAAGAATTGTAGTAAACTGTTCTAAGAAGTCGCTGTTAGTTGGATCGCCCCAACTAATTTCTGTGTCACGCAAACTATTACCGTTTGAATCAGTAATCTCTTCTGTTGTTTCTACACTAGCAACTTTAAGCAAGCCTCTAGCAATTTGCTGACGCTTTGGATAATAGTTAAGCATGCGAGCAAGGCGTAGAATACTGTCTCTGCGTTCTGCTGTTTCTAAGAAGTTCTCTCTAGCATTTAAGTCTGCACGGAAACTAAGGCTTTGACCTAGAAATGCAATAAGATCAATCAGTGCAATATATTCACTTGATTCAATAAAGTCATTGAAATCTTCTGGGTAATAGTTACGCAAATAATCAACCATACTCTTGCGAATGGTTTCATAGTCATAACTTTGAAAGTCTGCTTCACGGAATGTCTCGTAGACTTTCTTCCAATCTTCAGCAGCAAATAAGTTTGATTGTCTTGTACTAGCAGCCATGTTTTAATATTCCTATCTTATGCAGTATTTATTTGCAGAATAAAGTAGGTATATTATAATGTGAGGTTGTCTGGTCTATCAAAGCGTACTACAAGGTTTTCTACTTGATTATCTACTACATATCTTACAGACATTTCAATTTGTAGACCATTTTCGTATTCGTCTAGTGTAATACCTTCACTGCGTACTCTTGGATCGTTTTCAATTACATCATTTACTTGTTGTATTACAATTGCTTTGGTTTCATCTGTCAGAGGATCCATAATTAAATCACGCAGACTGGTGCCAAATTCACCGTTCATAAGTTTTTCACCTTTAGCAATTGCAAAGTGATTGAGTAAATCTCGTTTTATCAAATCGGTATCAGTCAATTTGGAACTACCAAAATTGTTATTTACTGTGCTGAATCCTTTGTAAGTTGCAATTGCCATTATTTCCCTCCTAATAGAGCATCTCGTCTTGCGTAAAGAGATATTATTTGTTGTGCTATTTGTTGGTCTTGTGTAGGTGTAAGTGTACCACTTAGTTCAAATCTCTGTGCTTCTAGTCTACCAATTTGGTCGTCAATTGATTTAATTAGACTGCCATTATTGCCTTCATATGGATTATATGCTCTTCCAGTAGTAACTTCGCCTCCGGTTGTAGGAGTTGTAGTAGTAGTTGAATCACCGCCTGTTACACTAGTAGTAGTAATTTTATCTGCTTTAATTTGTTCAACTCTCCTTGCTGCCGCAGCACCAGTCTGCATGTTTTGTTTTACAATACTGGTAATGTCTTCACTGCTTGGAATATTTGTTGTATTAGGCAATACGTTCTCGATACTTGTAAACCCTTGTCTAACTTTACTAACAACCTCAGGTGATGCTGCATTACTTGCTGTGAGCATAGCCATAATTTCTTGCTTGCCGTCATTAATGTTAATGCCGCCGCTGTTGACTAAAGATTGATAATCTTC